CCTTGCTTCCTTATTAAATATCCAATGATTCTTGTTAATAGGATTCCAAGCTAAGTCAGCGTCACCTTTAATTGATTTAGTTATTAACTTGTCCTTTCCAATCTTATATCCTTTAGCACCACCATACCAAGCTCCTGGATTAGTATAAATTCCAATTTCGGACGGAATGCCAGTTTTATCTTCCAACCAGTTACCCCAGCCCCCGGTAAGCTTATCCACAGTCATATTACCTAAAGCTCCTCCTACAACAGCGGCTGGAGTTGTTACTAATGCAGCGCCAGCTGCTGAAGGAAGTATAGTCTCATTGGACATAGAAGCCCTGAATCTGGCTTTAGCTCCCTTAATAGGATGCCAATAGTCTCTATTTCTTTCAGCAGCTGACCTGGTATCATTAGAAGGTTCTCCACCTAAATCTACAATGGAATACTGTCTAGGTTTAGCTTTAATAGGTTCATGAATTTCTGGCCTAACTACTTTAGTATTATCGGACTCTATGGTGTTTCCTTGTTGTAGTTTAGGTATTACTTTCATTATTTATTCGATTTATCGTTATTGGTGAATCTCTTCCATATTCCTGTTACTGAATCTATGCCAAGCAATCCCATACAACACAACAGGACTGTGTCTATCATTAATGGGGCTTGAATTACGTTTATTGCACAGTATATTAACACTCCCAAGCAGACAAACCACCCTACTACTCCGCAGAGTCTCTTAGATGATATGCCAGAGTGGGATGTGAATACTTGCTTTAAGAATGTTACAAACTTCATTATATAATTACATTTATAGAATAATATTTGGATTAGAATAGAACTTAGAAGGTTCTACATATTCTGCCCTGTTAATTTGGTCAGTAATGTTAGCAAGGTTAGATTCATTAACTTGAGATTGATACTTAGGCTGTTTAGCACGTTCTTTATACCATTCTATAGCAAAGTCTTTCATCCCTCTAGTTTGGGCTTGATATCTCTGGTCCTCTGGCAATTTATAGTTCTCCTTAGGATTAGGTCTCGCTACAGTCCCTTGCTGCGCCTTAATAATCCCTCTCCCTTTAGTTGAGATTCTCATAATATCCATTTAAACCAACCGTAGCTGAAAGTCTTCCTCTTATATTCTGGATGTTCAGCCGCGTATCTAGCTTCTCTTTCAAATGATATATTTCTATATGCTGTATGACCATTCTTATCAATGAATAGTCGTACAAACCACTCCAAAACATACCATAAATAGAAGAATACTATTCCCATTTCTAATATCTGTTTCGTGTGAGTCTTCTCATGTGTAACTGTAGCTTGACTCATTCTCTTTATATAATCCTCACTCCTAGTAAACATAATACCACAAATATTCATAAATGAATATCCTTTTACTGGAAGTAATGGGTTGATAAAGAATAGCAATCCTTTAGATTTGTCATACTTGAATTTCATAGTTAGTGCTTCCATTTAGCAGCATTATCAACTATTGCAGAACACAGAATTAAAATAGTATCCATATCTAAATCTGACTTAAGTTGATTAACTGCCATACATACTAATTGTATATTATCTATAGTATAACCTTTTGAGGGCATTATCTGGTCAATGCTAACATTCGTATAGATTCGACCTTCTCCTAATTCATAAGTCATGTCTAATCCAGAAATTGCACACTTGCCATTTTGTGCCTTCCATACGGTTAGTAAATCTTCTTTAGTAATAGTGAAAGGTATAGATTTGTCTATAGCTCTGGATTTAGCTGCAAGCCAACGTGCTTGTAAAACCTTCTCTAGTTTAACGTCGTTATCATAAGTAGCTATAGCAGCTTTCCTTTGTTCTAGTTTACAGGAATTGCACCTACACTCCTTATTCTGACGTAAAGTGTATTTATTAGCCCCTGCATAAGTAAACTCACTAGGCTCTTTATATTCTCCACATATGTGGCATAAGAGCTTCCCATCTTTCCATTCAGTATTCAATTTGATTCGGTCTTCACAATCCCTACATGTAGTGTGAAAGTTTAAGCCGTTTGTCTTGCGTGAATACTTTCTGAAGTTGCTTATATTCTTGTCTAGCAACCTCCCACATACGTCACATTGCTGTTGCAATCTTTCTTCTTTCTTCATGTTTACTTCTTAGACCAAGACGCCGCATTCCGTGCAAAATTAGCTCTCTTCTTCTGTAACGGAGTCGCATTAGGATTGTTAAGTACAGACCTAGCATGTTCTTGAACACTCTGTCCAGCTTTCTTAGCTGATGCAGTAAATTTGCCGCGATTCTTCTTCTTAATATGAATCTTGCTTCCATTTTTATCTTTCCTTACTAACTTACTACCACATCTAAACATGGGAACCTCTTCTAGGTCCGCATCATCGAGTAACTCTTTCAGAGCCTCATTAATTCTTGATAATTCCTCTGCGTTAAATTCCATAATTAAATTACATGTTAAATCACTTTTTTATTCACAAAGGTATTGCTAAATTTGCACATTATCAAACAAATCAGATGAATTAATGATTTAAGGTGTCAATGTAAATAAGTAATAAAGAAACTAAACTATTATCAATCTCTAACCTTTAAATCAGTAGATTAATGTTATTGGGCAAACTAAAAGAGGTGTACAGGTGGATTGACAGTTGGAGTTCTGGTGTTAAGACGATAGTCATTATAATGCTTGCATTCTTGATGGTAGAGCTTCATTTCTCTTCACACACTAAAGCTATTTTAGAAGATTATAGACAGGCAGCTGTTACGGAGAAGGTATTAGCTGAGAAA